CCTGGTTATAATTATGTAGTCAGTTTTTTATCTGGAAATAGTAATACTATACAATTTAATGGAAATGAAAATGTAGATGTAAATATGTTAATTGTTGGAGGTGGAGGATGTGGTGGGTATTATCCAAATGATTTTGTATATGAAGGAGGAGGAGGAGGTGGGGCAGGTGCAGTTGGGATAGGTACAGTTCCAATCTCTAGCAGTGTATTGTATTCTATAGGAATAGGTGCGGGTTCAACTGCTGCGTCAAATTCTACAACCACCCCAACAAATGGAGGAAACACTTCTTTTACAGGAACAGATATAACAATAATTGCCAATGGGGGTGGTTTTGCTGGTGGCGGATATGCTGATACAAATGGGCCTCTCCCTCCACCTCCACCTAATGGGTCTTATTCTTGGAATGTTGCTAATGCGGGTGGTTCAGGTGGGGGCGGATTTGGTGGATTTGGAACTCGTAATGGAGGTGGAACTACTACTAATACAGATAGTACCGGATTATTAACATTTTATGGAAATAATGGTGGAATTGGTTTAGGTGGTTCTGGAGGAGGAGGTGGTGGTGGTGCTAATGGTGTTGGTAATGCTTCTACAAATGGCTATGCAGGAGGTTACGGAGGAAATGGAATTCAATGGTCAGTAAATGGTAATTATTATGGCGGAGGAGGAGGAGGAGGGCAAAATAAAGTAGTAGGTAAAGGAAATCAACAAGGGTTGGGTGGATTAGGTGGTGGAGGCAACGGACAAGGAAGTGGGTCTCCATTACAAAACGGAACAGTTAATACAGGTGGAGGTGGTGGTGGAAGTGCTATATTTGCAAATGGTAGTGGCAATAGTCCGGGAGGAAATGGTGGCTCAGGAATAGTAATTTTAGCATTTAATTAGTTAATTTATGTAATTTATTATATTAATTATATTTATTATGTCAATAATTTTACTTAATAATACTTCAACAAATGTTAATATTGTAGATACTTTTCTAAATTCGCTTAATAATTTAGGAATTAATTTTAATTCTACTAAGACATATAATTTAACTTTTTATCTTGATTCAAGTGGTAATCAATGGATTGAAGGTAATTTAATTGTAACCGACAACGGGAAATCTACGTCATATAAAAAAATTCAGCAAACTAATTATTCGACCGGAATTATAACAGATAATACGATAATTCAAAATTTCAATTATATTATTAGTAATTTAATAATCACCATTGACACTATTCAAATAAGTTATAATTCAAATACTTATACTTGTAACAGTTATTTTCAAATAAATAATAACAAATATTACATTCTAAATAAAAACAATTAAAATCCATGTATTGTTTTTGCTAATTGCAAAAAGTATTTCTCTAAATGATATATAGGTCGATAGTTATTGTTATAATATTGAAAAAAACAATAAGTGTTTATTAATACATTTGATATATTTGATTTATTTATTTTACCATCATTAACTAACATGGAGAGAACATACCATATACAATTGGTAATATCTAAATTATAAATTAAAATATCGTACAATATATCACGAAATTTAAGAAATTGTATTTCTTGTATATTAATTATTGTCTCTATTATTTTATTTGTGATTATTTTATAAGGTAACATTAAATTTTCATTATAATTACGTAAAATTTTAATATTTGTAATGTTTTCTTGTTTTAAATTGTTTGGTAACTTATTTTTAATACATTTTGTATAAGCTATTTTAGATGGTCTAGAAATAGTTATCTTTTCACAACAATTTAAAATATTATTCGGTATAAAACTTAATTGTTCTGTTATTAATATAAACTTTAAGTCTACATATAACAAAGTATTTTGTTGCATATAACTATAAAAGTTTTCCAATAATTCGTTATGAATTTCGTGAAAATATTTACATACTATTATACCTATTTTATCTGTTTTTGTAGATATAATATCGTTAATTTGTTGGTATATTTCATGCCATACTAATTTAGAATTACATCCTAAGAGAGACATATCTACTTCATAATGTATGTCGCTTATTTTAAAAAAATATTGTTGTTTATTATAAGTCATAATTATTTTTTTTTCATATTTTAAATCACTTGGACTATATTTTTTTATTGATTTTAACATTTGAGTATATTTTCCTGTGCCACTCGGGCCATAAAATATAATATTTTTAAGATTACTTAGTGATTTGGGAAATTTTTCATATATTTTATTTAATTTCGGATGTAAATTAAACTTATTTACTTCAGTTATATATTCTTCAAAATGAGTTTCATAAAATTTCATTTAATAATAATAACATATATTCTTTAACAAATTTTTTTACTTATATATTTTTTTATTTAATTTTATATAAAAAGATATAAATACTTTATTAAAGTATTCCTATGTATCTTGTTATGAACATTAACCAATATAATGATAATTTTATACATTTTTGTGAACCTATTAAAAATAATATTATTAACGATGGCATATTTATTCGTATTGTTTATTCAGATGGTATTGTATCTTTTAATGGTGTTTATTTATTAATAAACTTGAATGATATCATTTGTGAAAAATATTATAATAAATATAAATGTTCGTTTAACATAAATTATGCTAATCATAAAGATATTATTGAAAATATTAAAAATATCGAAGAAAAATTATTGAAAAAAATAGATATTAAAAATAAAGTGGCTCAATATAAAATTTATGAACAATTTAAAAACGGTAGTATACGCTTGTTTAATGATATCGAAGAAAAATCTACGTGTTCTTTTATATTGAAAATATCGGGAATATGGGAAAATGCCACAAATTATGGATTAACATACAAATTTATTACACTTTTGCACATTTAAAACGCCGATTTTAAGGCAGATAATTTTTTAGTTTCCGTGTTCTATTTGATGGTTTTTTTACATATTTTTCTGTTTTACTATATGCTCCCTTAAATATATTTTCATACTTCTCTTTTGGAATATCTCTTATTACCTTTTCTATATTTTCTTTTAGTTTTTCGTGTGTTAATCCATCTAACTTTTGTAATCTTGACTTTAACATACTGAAATAATTTTCAATTGAATTGGTAAAATGTTGATATGGAACAGCATATAATATATTATTATGTTTATTTACCAATTCTTTTATTCTTTCGTTTCTATGACTACTTGCATTATCTAAAATAATTAATTTATTTTTGAACTTTGTAGTTATATATTTCTCTAAAAACTCAACTAATCTATCTGTATTTATTCCACTCTTTTCATATAACTCCCAACCTAAAACACCTTTGGTAGAAATAGCAAATATTCCAGTATATTTTTTGAATACTTCTTGACTTTGTGTTTTTATTACACATCTTTTACCAAGTTCATTATAACAATGATTTCGTTTTTGTAATGATTTTATACTTGTTTCATCAATACATATAATATCTTCTATTTTATATTTTTTCACTTCATCATAAAACTCTTTTATTTTCTTATTTATATCAATATCCTTACCAAAACGCTTATTCGGTTCGTGTCTAATTCTTGTAATTTTCAAAGTAATATTATTATCATTAACTATTCGGTTCAAATGAAAACGACTTAATGTTAATGTAGGATATTTTTCTTTGAGTTTTTCAAGTAAATCCTGCATTGTAATTGTTCTATTTTTCTTTATTTCATCCAATATAAACTTAACTTGGTCTTTATGAACTTTATACGCAACAGGTTTTCGGTTGTGCCTTTTTATTTCACCATTTTCATTATATTTATCAACCCATCTCATTAAACTTCGTGCAGAACATTTGAATATTTTACAAACTTCTTCTTGCGATTTATCTTCTGTTAAATAATATTCAACCGCAGATAATTTATAATCTTCGCTTTTATGTGTAGGCATTATATTATATAATAATTATATTATATGATATAAAAAATTGGAATAAAAAAATGTTTATAATTAATTAAATTATTTATACTAAAATTATGTGCTAATAAATGAATGTTAATAATTATACTTCATTATCTTCTTCAACGATAACAAGAGGTTTTTTGACTTTTTTAACAATCTTTTTAACCTTTGGTTTTGGTTCAATAATAACTTCTTCTTCAAGAGATACTATTTCATTTTGAACTTCTTCATCAATTAGTTCAGTATTTACTGAACTTGTATCATCTTGACTTATTATAGGTGTTTTTACAATTCCTGAAATAAATAATTGTGCTTGTTTTTTGTTATTTTCAATTTCAATTTCATGTTGTTTATTTTTTGCATCAATATCTAATAAATAATTTACTATTTCTTTTTGGCGTTTTATAGATGGTATAGGTATTTTAATTTTACCTAATGATTTTTTATTTAATGAACCTTGACCCAACATACCAGATCCAATTTGTTTAAAATTTGTAGTTGATAAGTAGTAGTATAAATACATATTATCTAAAATATCAGTATTTTTTGATTTTATACCAGCAATTGCTTCATTGCTATACATAGGTGTTCCTACAATAGCAGTTTTTCCAATACTTAATTTAAATGAGAACAATATAGTTCCTATATCATATAATTTAACATTACTCTTTTTAACCCCAATATCATTGATTTTTTCTTTTGTATCATAAATATAACCACCATTTAATTCTCTAACTGAAACCCATAAATTATTTCCATTTTCATAATATTCTGGTTTGCTTCTTGATGGTGTTCCGCCAATTTCATAGTTGCACACTTCTTCAAGTGTTTTAACAATAACTCCATCTTCATATATTTCATTATCTTCATTTTCGTCTTTTAAATATTCCGCATAATTTAGTGAATATCCCTTTTTAGAAATACTATCAATATCAACTTCTAATAATAAATGTTTCACTTCATTTTCTGTATTATAGTCATAGAATTTTACCTTACTTGTTTGGTGTGTTTTTGAAAATATATATTGTCTATCTGTTTCTTTTTGATTTACCTTTGAATATTTAATTTTGGTTTCTAATGTTTCATTGCCTTCTCTTTTTTTAACAAAATATAAAACACAAGTTTTTATAGATGTATGTGTAAATACACCAGATGGTAAATATATTATTTCTTTCAAATCGCAGGTTTTCATTAAATATTCTCTAATATTAACGAGTTCATTACTTTTACTAAATAGTTCTTTTCCATCAGGTAAAACAAGAGCACATCTTCCATTTGCCTTTAACATATGAATAATCGCTTGTAAGAATAATGGAACTGCACTATTTGATTTTATAGGCATATATTCATTTCTTAATGGATGTAAAATTTCATTATATATTAACCCATCAATACCAAAGGGTGGATTAGCAAGAATAATATCATATTTATTTGTTATTGGATTACGAATACTATCGCCTTTTTCCAAAACATTAAACATATGTCCTGATGAAATCAACATATTTGAAATTGCTAATTGGTATGTATCAGGTTCTGCTTCTCTTCCTCCAAGTCCTTCATTACTAATAAAATCCCAGTTCATTTTTATTCCTTTTGTTTTTGATTGTTGTAATAAATGTCTTAATGATGAAATTAAGAAACCTCCTGTTCCCATAGCAGGGTCAAATATTTTTTCAATTGTTCCGTCTGTTTTTAGTTGTGGGTCAATAAGTTTAATCATCATTTGTTTAACTTTTGGTGGTGTAAAGAATTGTCCCAACACCTTACCAGTCATAACATCTTTGATTACTTCTTCATATGCTTCACCTAAAATATCTTCATCAACTGCTTCAAAGTCAAATGTGTATAATTTATCAATTAATTTTTTATATGTGGATTGATGTTGAATATCAAACCCTTTTCCTTTCAAGAATATATTTTTAGTAATAGGATGAACCGATAAAATCTCATCCCATAAACATTTCATAATTTTTGGTATATTTTCTTCTTTTTCTTTTGCAAGATTACTAAATCTTACCATACTTAATAATTTTGCTTTATGTTTTTCAATAATCTCATCTTCATATGAACTAAAATCATAATCGTAAGTATCAATATCAATTTGATTACCAAATTGAGGTTCTAACAATCTTAAATCTAACAAGTGTGCTAATGTTCTCAATGCTTTATCACCTGTTAAATGTTCGTTATTTCTTAACACATCCAAACAATAATTAAATATTGTAGATAAGTTAGTTTTAAATTCAGTTTTTACTTCTTTTGTTTGACTAATTTGTTGCATTTCTGTTAATGTTATACAAGGTGCTTTCTTATTTTGGTGTCTGGTGAAATCAATTTTTTGATTAAATTCCTTTTTACAAAGTTCGCAAGTGTAGTGTTTAGACATAGACATATATAATAGTATAAGATAATATTTCTTTATATTAAATTAAATCATTTTTTTATTCAATTTTATAATAAAGTATTTTTTCCTTATTGTTTCCCTAAATATTTGTGTTATTATATATTTCTTTTATTAGTGGTTCAGGATAATTATTAGTTAGATGAAGATAATATGGGTTGTATGTATCTAATTCAAACAATATATTAAATGTTTTGATATTACAACAAATCAATATGGTATCACATAGTGTTTTATTATTTGCATCTACATAAAAATGTGGATTTTCAGTTTTAATGATATAAATAACATCATAAAATGGTCGGTTGTTTTTATCAAAAAAATAAGGAAATCTATACTTTATATCGGTTTCATTATTATATTTGATTAAATTATGTCGTAAATCTAATGGAGATAATATTGGTAAGTTATATGAGTTTTTTGTGATTAAACATTCAAATAAATCATTATCATTTTTAAATATATTAATTGTATTGTATCGTCTTGTTGCGGTAGATAAAAAATTATCAATTTGTTCTATAATTGTTTTTGATGATAAAGAAAATGATACTCTTCTATTTTTACTATGTTCTTTAATCAAAAAATTATTATATGTATTATAATTTGTATTTACACTTGCAGGAAAATGTTTTTTAATTTTATCAGTTTTTGAATTATATTTATATCCATTTTGTTCTTTCAATATAATATTTAATTCATTTATAATATCTGTTTGATTTTTCATAATTTTTCTACATAAATTAAACTCAATAATTGTTTTACGAAAATCTTCCATCATATTCATATCATTATGAATATGATTTTATATAGTAAATTATAGAATATCACTTGAACTTTTCTTTTTTTTATTTGTTATAGTAATTATATCTCTCAAATCCTTTACATTGTAGTATTCAACCCATAAACCATTTGGAGGAAATAATGCATCTATTTTACATAATTCATTACTTACAATTGATAAGTCCAAATAATGTTTCTTTATTTCAGGATATAACAATAAATACTCACCTACTTTATTTTTACAGGTTTCCAAATCATAATATACTCGTTCAATACTTAAATATTCTATCCAGGTTGTAAATTGTCCTTTGAATACTATTTCAGGTTCTTTGGATAATCTATTATCTCTTTCACATAATTCGTAATAACTTTCTTTACTTTTTATATTTTTATCAGCAATTATTTTTCTTGCTTTTTCATA